GCCCTCGCGAGGGCACAAGCCCTGGTGTAATCTGCACCGGCTCATACCTTGACAAGTTAACCATTCCATGCCATACCCGTGAACGTGAGACCCACCGTGGCTCGCGATCACGAACTTCGCCATATCTGTAAGCCGAGGATCGACCGCCACTACCGTCTCACACCCTTTCAGGGGCAGGACGATGTATGTTAAGCTGTGGGACGATCAAGGCCAAATGTGGGAAGTGACGCAAGACCGCGTCGCTGAACTCGTGATCGTTCGCGGCTGGACTCAGACACCGCCTGACCAAACTCCAGAAACAGTTTGGGGTGTCCCTTACAACACCGCTTTCCGTGAGCGGGCTCAACGCGCAAAACAAAAAGACTAAAAGGGAGTCGCGCTGTGTCGGAAACTAATTTCACGCTCCCAGAATGGGTGCGCCTTGAACTACAGGGCATTCGCGCCGCGTGGAATGACACGGCGGTGCAGCTTGCCGAGGTCGCAACGCAATTGCGGACTATCGCGAATAATCACGACGCACTCGAAGAACGTCTTGACAAAGTCGAGACCAACGTGCGTAAACTTCAGGATGCGGAACTCGCACGCAAATCGGCCTGGAGTGGTCCCCTACTCGTCGTCGCTTTCTTCTCAGCGCTCACTCCCATTGCCGGTCTCATTTGGGCGATCATGCAAATCGTCCAACACCTGCCGCTCGGCTAAATGTGCTCTCACCCGACAGACATCCCAGAGGCGGCGGACCAAGAGTCTGCCGCCGTTTTCATATCGGAGCTTTTAATGTCCGATGTTTTCGAAGGCGGTTCTCCGCCAATGACAAAGGCGGCGCGTCGTGCGGCCCGCCGTAATGAGCAGAATGCTCGCGAAGCTGCGAAGCGTAGTTCGCCGCTCAAACCCAAGACGCCAAAACAGGCGGAAGCCATCACGGCTTTGAAGGAGAGCGAGCAAGTCTTTCTCGTCGGCGGCGCTGGCACCGGCAAGACCTATCTCGCCAGCCGTCACGCGATGCGGAAACTCCTTGACGGCAAGACCGACAAGATCGTCATCTGCCGCCCGACCGTGGCGAAGGAGAAGCACAAGCAAGGCTTCCTCCCCGGCGGGCTCGAAGCCAAACTTCGCCCGTGGCTGGTGCCCGTGCTCGACGGCATGGTGGCCGAAGCCAGCAACACCATGATCGACAAGCTCAAGAACGATGGGCGGTTGGAATTCCTGAGCTTCGAACACATGCGTGGCCGGAGCATCCCCGACGCCGTGATCATTCTCGACGAGGCGCAGAACTGCGACCTCCAAGACCTTCGGATGTTCCTCACCCGCACGGGCGAGAACTCTCAGGTCATCGTCTGTGGGGACCTCGATCAAATCGACATTCCCAATTCCGGCCTGGAAACCGTTCTCGATATGGTCGAAGACTTCGACCTCGACGCCGACATCATCGAATTCGGCCCCGAAGACGTGGTCCGCAGCCGCGCCGCCGCCGGATGGGTTCGGGCTTTCAGCCGCTCCCAGCCTTGACAAATTAACCATAATCTGCCATAGCTGGGGATCATGCCCGGGGTCTGTCCGGGGCTACCTTTCCCCTGGGGCGAGAAATGGCTTTCATCGTCGAAGACGGCTCCGTCGTTGCCAACGCCAATTCCTACGTGACCGTGGCCTACGCCGATGCGTATCTGGCCGCGAACATCCACGTCTTCGCTACCTGGGACGCCCTGCTCGACGCCGACAAAGAAAACCTCCTGGTCTGGGCCACCCGCGAACTCGACAACCGCGTGCGGTGGAAAGGCACCAAGACCGACCCTGACTCCGCCCTCCGCTGGCCCCGCACTGGCGTCTACGACCGCGACAACAATCTCATTCCCGACGACGAGATTCCGAAGCAACTCATGGACGCGGTCTGCGAACTCGCACGCTTCTTCATGGCTTCCGACCGCACGGCGGACACCGGCAAGGAAGGTCTGAAGGTTCTCCAGGTTGACGTGATCCGTCTGGAATTCGACGAGTATTTCAAGACGCAGACTCTGCCCGACGAAATCGGCTTCATCCTCTCAGGGCTCGGCTACATCTACGGCGGCGGCGTTCGGTTCCCACGCATCGTTCGGAGCTAAGCCATGGCGTTCAAAGCTCTGATCGAAGGACTGGTCAAGCAGGCGATGGTCATCGTCGATGACCTTGCACTGAAGATCGACTACGTGCAAATCGGTGCGCCGACTTACAACCCGACGACTGGACAAATCGACGAGAACGAAGTCGAAGTCGAGGACGTGACGGCGGTGCTCGCTCGCTTCAGCATCAACGAAGTCGATGCCGAAGTCATTGTGACCACGGACTACAAGTGCCTGATCGCTGCGCTCGATCTTCCCGGCGTCACGCCTGGGATCAATGATCGCATCCGCAAAGCCGATGGCAAAGAATACAACGTGCAGCGCATCATGGGCGTGCCCGGGGAGTCTCTGCATATCCTCCACGTCCGCGAGGTCTAATGGAAACTTCGCTTTCCATAAAGCGCCCATAACGTAAAGCCAAGTTTCCATGAGCATCTTCAAAAACCGCTCGGCGTTCTCCGCCCACATGAACAGCTACCTTCCACAAAAGAAGGTGGAGTTTGAAGAGCGCGTGCGCCGCATCGCGACGCATATCCACGAAGGCCTGTTGGCGAAAACCCCCGTCTGGCAAGGCGAAACCATCGCCAACTACCAATGGTCTATCGACGTGCCGATGGCGACGAAGGTCGGCTTCGTCTCTTCTCCTGCGGACCCTGGTCCGACGAACACGATGCCGCTCGGCACCGAACCACGGCGTGCGCCTAACGAAGCCATCGCGAACGCGAGCTTCGCGAGCATCAGCTTCAAAGGCAGCTTTGGCCGCGTCATCTACGTGACGAACAACGCCGAACAATGGGGCGGCCTGGAAGCAGGCGGCTTGCCGTTGGCTCCGCTCCGCCAGCGTTCGCCGCAAGGCATGGCCGGTGTCGTAATGCAAGAAGTCAAGTCTCGTCTGGAAGCGGGGCTGCTCTAATGTCACTCGAAGCCCAACGCGCTTATGTCGAACAACACGTGGCTGACTTCATGGCCGCGAACTACGTGGGCGTCCCCGTCGCCTACGAGAACGTCCCGTTCGTTCAACCCGATGGGGTGTTCGGCTCGCTCTTCATTATGGAGGGGCAGAGCTTCCGCGCCAACCTCGGCAAGACCTACGTGATCCGGCACCCCGGCATCATCCAGTTCGACGCCTATCAGCCGGAGAACACCGGGACCTCCACGGTCAAGGTTCTGGCCGAAGCCATCGGCGATCTTTTCAAGGAACGCGGCGTCAATCTCAGCGACGGGTCGCGGCTTGTGTTCCGCACGCCTTCTCTCCTACCCAGCCCGCAGGCCAAGGGCTTTGCCCGGCAAATGGTCCGCGTCGGATATTACCGCGACGAAATGGTGACAGCATGAGCCTAGAAACCCAACGCAGTTTCGTCGAGAGTCGGCTGGCGAGCTTCATGGCCGCCAACTACCCAACGACCCCCGTCGCCTATCCCAACGTCCCCTTCAACCAACCGGACGGCCCTTTCGTCGAACTCGGCGGCGGGGACGGGCAGAGCTTCCGCGCCAACCTCGGCAGTCAGTATACCGTGCGGCACCTGGGGGTCCTGACCCTCAGTGTCCATGTCCCGGAGAACACGGGCATGGTCTTCGCCAACGGCCTCTCACAGGCCCTGGGAGACCACTTCCAGGAGCGGGACCACACCCTTAGCGACGGCGCTCGGCTGACCTTCAGGGCCGCCGGGCCGCGTCCCCAGAAGGGCCAGAAGAAGGGCTTCGCTACTGTGATGGTCACAATTCCCTATTTCCGGGACGAACGGCAGGCGTAAGCTACCTCCTGGGCCGGTCTAGGGCTTGACAGAGAGCCGAAATATGGTTAATTGGGCACTCTGATCTTATTGTCGGGCTGCGCCCGAGGTCCGTCCTTTTGGGAGACACCACATGGCTTTCGCCGACAGCAATCGCGTCTCGCTTCGCTACATCATCGAGTCGCCTTCCGCCTGGGGCGTCACCCCGGCCAGCGGCGTTGTCCGCGAAATCCGCCTGACCTCTTCGAGCCTCGCGGCTTCGAAGGAAACCGTCACGTCTGACGAACTCCGCGCCGACCGCATGGTGTCGAGCGTGGTCGAAGTCTCGGCGATGAGCGGCGGCGACATCAACTTCGAATACAGCGCGGGGTCGCAAGACGACTTCCTCCAACAATTCGTGCTCGGCGCGTGGACGCGCCCGATGGGCTTCGACCAATGGCGCGGCAACGTGCTGTCCTGGGTTGACGGCACGACCTTCCGCATTTCCGGTGCGGACTACACCGACTATTTCACGGCTGACCGCCGGATCAAAACCGAAGGCTTCGGCGACAGCCGCAACAACGGCTACTTCGAAATCGCGAGCGTCGCGTTCTCGGGCGGCAACACCAACATCACCATCGACGCCGCGACCCCAGCCCCTGTGGCGGAAGCTGGCGGCGCGAACGCTCGCCTGTTCGACGCCAACGACGTGATCGTGCTCAACAGCACGGGCATCAGCGCCGTGGCTTCGACGAACACCATCGCTGGCACCGGCCTCTTCGCCGCTGCTCGCGCCGCCGGTCAACTGAATGCCGGTCAGAAGATTTTCGTCAACGGCCTCGGCTATGCCGTGGGCTCGATCCTCTTCGACGAAGTCGCGACGGATGTCGAAATCGAAATCGACGACGGCGTCAACACTCCGATCAGCTACACGGCAGGCGTGGACTATGTGGTCGGCGCTTCGGCCTCTGACTCTGCTGCGGCCCTGGCCGCTGCGATCCGCGCCAGCGTTGCTGCGGACCTTCTGAACCTGAAGGTCACTGTCGCCACGGACACCGTGACGCTGGTGAACCTCAACAGCGTTGCTGGTTCGATCACGGAAGTGGCCGACGCCGATGGCAACACGACTGTGACGGACTTCACGGGTGCGTCTCCGACCGCTCGCGGCTTCTTCACGATTCTCAGCGTCACCGACGACGCCATCGTCACCGTGGAAGACATCACGGCTGACGCCGCTTCCGGCCAGCCTGTGACGATCAAGGGCTCGATGCTCCGCAACCCGGGCAACGTCGCCGCCATCGTCGCTCAGTCGATGTCGGTCGCCACGAGCTTCAACGACGTGGACAAGCACCTGCTGCAAGACGGCCTGCGGAACGGTTCGTTCTCCATGGAAGTCGCTTCGGGTTCCATCGTCACCGGCACGATCTCGATGCAAGGCCGTGCGACGACCTCGCACTCTTCGACTCCGTTCCTCGAAGGCGGCAGCTACGTGAACCTCCAGGCTCCGGCCACGGAAGTCATGAACGCCACGACCAACGTCGGCAACCTGACGAAGGACGGTTCTGCGCTGGCGACTGCTCTCCAGTCGATCTCGCTGGAAGGCGACGCGAGCCTCCGTAACCAGATGGCCGTGGGCTCCAAGTTCCCGCGTGGCATCGGCACGGGCCGCTTCAGCCTGACGGGAACGATCCAAGCCTACTTCGAGAACTTCGATCTCTACGACCAGTTCATCGCACACGAAACCGTGTCGCTGGGCTTCTCGTTCACGGACATCGACACCAACACGTATTTCTGGACCCTCCCGGCGATCAAGATCACGTCGGACCCTGTCGCCCCCGGCGGCATCGACCAGGACGTGATGGAGCAATTGGAATTCACGGCGTTCCGCGACGCCGCGACGGCCTGTATGCTCCAGGTTGACCGCTTCTCCAGCGTCGTCCCCGTCTAAGCGGGCAAGTAACCTTAATTTCCGCTTGACATCGGCGACGGGGTCTGCTAACCATAATCGGTCAGCCCCCGGTCGCGGTTTCTCGTCTTCTCTCCGCGACTTTCTGATCTCGTGGGGCCGTGCTGTCGGGGCAGCGCGGCCCGCTCCACTATGGACACCAAATGGCAAAGTCAAAACTCCACGCCCGCTTCAAGACCGTCGAAACGAAGGAAGAAGAAGGCGTCTGGGCAGAATTCGGCGACGGCATCGCCGTCCGCATCCGCCGCTTCAAATCCCGCGCCGTGCAGGACTATCAGAAGAAGCTCAACCGCCCTTACGCCGACATGGTTCGGCGCGGCCCGCTTCCGCAGCATATCGCGGAAGACCTGATGGAAAAGCTGATCGCTCACGCCGTCATCGCCGACTGGCGCGGCGTCACCGACGAAGAAGGCGAGAACGAACTTCCGCCGACTGACGAGAACAAGCTGAAGATCATCAAGGAACTCCCGGAGTTCCGCGACGAAATTCTCAGCGTCAGCTTCGAACGCGACGGCTTCCGCGACGCCCTCGACGAGGAAGCGGAAAAAAACTAATCGACTTCCTGAAGTGGACACTTCAAGCCGGTGCCAAGCACAGTGACTGGTTGAAGAAGCTTCAGGAAGAGGGCAAAGAATTTAAGTCCAAGACGCTCGAAGAACGGCCAGACATTTTTCCAGACGTTGTCTGGGTTTGGAAGTGCTACGAGTTTGTGCATCGCTCGCGTCATAGCGGGCAAGGTGGTCCTCTTCCGATCACGCCTACAGAATTGTGGGCGTATTGTCAGATGCGGGGCATCTACGAAGAAGAAGAGCTAGACTTTCTTCTGCGCATCATCCCCAAGCTCGACAATTGGTGGCTGGAGGACTTCTACAAGAAGCAAGCGCTTGAACGCAAGAAGCGGGAAGCGAAGGCCAAAACAAAAGCCCCGTCGAAGGGTCGCCGCTAATAAGGCGAGGCAATGGACGATAAACTCAAACTTGGCATTGACAGTTCGGGCGCACGTGCTGGTGCGTCCGAGTTCGAAGGCGCTATCCGGCGCATCGAACGTGCCTTGGATCGTCTGGATTCCAAAGCCACTGGATCGCTGGGTCGTATGCAAGCCGTCGCTGGTCGCGGCGGCTTTGCCAAGATCGCTCGCGACATGGCGGCGATGGCGAACGTCAACTTCAAGACGACGAACGTCAAGAACCTTGAAGCCATGGCCCGCGCTCTCGCGGGCTTCTCTGGTCCAAGCTCCAATGCTGTTCGGCGCACCGCTGAACTCTCGCTGGTCCTGAACAGCTTCGGACGCGGGCGCGGCCTCGCCGGGCTGCAACAAACGCTCGGCCTGATCAATCAATTCCGTGGGCCGTCTGCGGCCAACGTCAAAAATATCTCTGCAATGTCGATGGCGTTGAACTCGCTGCGGGGTCCTGACCCCACGGCGGCGCGGCGCATTGGCGATCTCTTCATGATGCTGCAAGGCTTTGCTCGCATGGGCAACGTCACGAGCGGCATCGGCCAAATTCAAAATGTGCTGGCTGGGATTCGCGGCCCGACCCCTGCCTCCGTCCGCAACCTGACGGCCTTCGGGATCGAACTCCAGAAGCTTCAGCCGCCGCCGGGCGCTCAGCGTTTGATCGCAGTGCTCAACTCGATCTCTCGCGCTGCGGCCAACCTCCGTGGCGTTCGCTTTCCAAACCTCGGCGGCGGCTTCACCAACATCACCAGCGGAGCCGTGCGTGCCACGGGCGCTCTGCGCGGTCTTGAGAATCAATTCAACGCCAGCTACCAAGCCGGGACGCTCTTCCGTGGTATGCTGGTCTCGCTGACCGTTGGTCAGTTCACGCGGAGTCTCATGGATGCGAACGCATCCGTTATCGGTTTCCGTGCGTCGATGGGCGCGTTCGTTGACGACGCTGCCGAAGTCGAGACAATGCTGGACTTCGTCGGTGAAGCCAGTAACCGGATGGGTGTCGATGTTCTCGTCGCCCAACGCGAATTCCCAAAGCTCGCCGCAGCGATGATGCTGTCGGGCCGCAGCGCCGATGAAGCGCGTCGTGTGTTCGAAGTGTGGTCGGGCGCGATGCGCGTGCTCAACCTCGACGCAATGCAGCAACGCAACACCTTCATGGCGTTGCAGCAAATGTTCTCGAAGGGTCGGGTCAGCGCCGAAGAACTTCGTCGTCAGTTGGAACAAATTCCTGGCGCGTTCAACCTGATGCAGCAAGCGATCCGCCGCCGCACCGGGGACGATAACTTCAACCTCGACGCAGCGTTGGAGCGCGGCGACGTGCGTGCCGACGCGGCTCTACTGCTGACGGAAGAAATGGCGCGTCTCTACGAAGACCGCGTCGCCCAAGCGCTGCAAAAGTCCACGGCGCAGATGACGATCTTCCGCAACGCCTTCACGCAGTTCCTTGTGACCGTGGGCCAAAGCGGTGCAGACGCGGGCCTCGCGGATGCCTTCAGCCGCGTAGCGGAAGCCATGCAAACCGCTGAGTTTGAAGACTTCGCCCGTCGCCTTGGCGAGAGCCTTGGCAACGCCTTCCGCATGTTCGGCGACGGCTTTGTGTGGGCTGTCGAGCACGCGGACGAACTCATTGCCGCGTTCAAAATTCTCCTGGGCCTGTCCGTCGCCCAGTCGCTGATTCAAATCGGCACCGCCGCTCGCGTCATGGGCCTGCAAATGCTGGTCGCTGCCGGGCAAGCCAACGCCATGTCTGTGGCCCTGGCTCGCAACGTCGTGGCCGGTGCCGCGTCCGCTGGCCGTGGCGTTGTCAATATGGCGTCGGGGATCACCACGGCGCTCATGAGCATTCCAAGCGTGACGGGTCGTGCATTCGCGGGGATCGCCCGCCTGCCTTCGATGCTGGCCGGGGTCGGCCCCGCTGTCACTCGGAGCATTGGCGCTATCGGTCCCGCCGCGACCGGCGCGGTTCGCGGCCTCGGCCCGCTCGCGACCTCTATCCTTCCGCGTCTCGTCGGTGCTTTGCGGGTCATCCCCGGGCTCGGCATCATCGCGACCCTCGCGGGCATCGCCGTTGAAGGCGCGAACGCCGCCGGTATCTTCGACGACTTCGCGAACAAAGGTCTGAGCTTCGGCGACATCATGACCGGCGTGCTCGGCGAACTCGGCGAAAACCTCGGCAAGTTCGGCCAATGGGCTGGCCGTGTGTTTGCCGGTATCTGGGAAAAGATTTCCTCGTTCCTCGGGGCCGTGTGGAACGGCTTCAAGAACGTGATGAACTTCCTGATCAACATCACGATTGCCGCCGCTGCTGAAATCATCGCGAGCTTCCAAGAAGCTGGCAACGCCATCGGTGGATTCTTCTCCGACATGGCGGGTGCCGTAGGCGCTGCTGCGACGGGCGACTGGGATCGTGCGGGCCAACTGGCCGCCGATGCGTTCACCGATGGGCTGGACGAACGGCTGGCCCGTGACGCCCGGCGCTCGCGCCGCATTGCCTCGATCATGGGCACCGACAGGTTCCAACAAGCTGGCGACATGCTCGGTGGCGCTCTGCGTGGTATCAGCGAAGGCACGGGCTTCCAAGAATTCCTGCGGCAGTCTGCGGCTCGCGCCGAACTCGCACGCGACGAACGCGCTGCTCGCGACGCTGCCTCTGGTGCTGAAGACCCTGGCGGGTTCGTTACCGATCCGATTGATCCGAACTCGATTGACCCTCTGGGCTCTAACCCAGACGGCCAAGGTGGTGCTGCACGTCGCCTTGAGCGTGAAGCCGAAGCTCGCCGCAAGTGGCTGGCTGGGATGTTCCCCGCCGTCGAGATTACGGAAGCACTGGCCGAAGCCCAAGAGAAGCTGTCGGAGTCGATGGCGGAAATCGCCGCTGCTGGCCTGACGCAAGATCAAGTCATGACTCGTCTGCGGGACAACCTGCGTGCCGAGTTGAACTTGCTGAGTCCTATTCAAAAGGCTCTCTACGATCTCACGCTGCAACGTGAGCGCTACACCGCTGCGCTTGAGAACAACCTAATCTCTGAGCAAGAGCACGAACAACTGAATCGGCGTGCTCTTGAGTCGGCTAGCCAAAGTCTTGGACTCTACACTGATCGCGAACAAGCGTTGGTCGATTATCGCAATCGTCTCGACGATCTCCTGGCGCTGCGCGGCACCGAGTTTGACGTTGAGAACCGTATCCAAGTTGCGATGGACGAAGCTAATCGCACGTATGCGGAACGCATCGGCGCGATCTCCGACACCACGGCGGCGATGCACGCTTATGAGCAATCTCTGCTCAACGTCGCTGCGGCAATGGCGAACATCGAAGGTTTCTCCGGGGGCGATGCCGAACGCATGACGCGCCGCGCTGGCCGCGACGCCATGGGTTCGATTGTCGGAGCCGACGACGAAGACTTCCAAGGCCGTATTGCCGCGCTACAACGCCTTCGTGAAGAAGGTGCGATCACGGCGCACGAATATCAGAACGCGATGGCGGAAATGACGGCGAGCACGCTGGAATTCCAAGTCGCGACCGGCGACGGCACTTACGTTGATCAGTTCCTGGCCGGTCTCATTCGCATGACTGAAGGCGCTCGCAACATGCAAGCGACCATGGGCAACCTCATGACTGAGGCTGCGGCGAGCATCACTGAAGGTATCGGCAATTCACTGGCCCGCGCCATTGTCTACGCTGAAGACCTTCAGTCGGCTCTCTACGATGTCGTGAACCAAGCGCTGGCCCAGTTGATTTCTGGCTTGATCCAGATGGGCATTCAGATGCTGATCTCCAGCATGATCGGCCAAGCTGCTCAAACGGCGGCGACTACTGCTGCGTCGAGCGCTGGTGCCAGCGTCGCCAGTTCGTGGGCTCCCGCCGCCGCCGCCGTGTCGCTGGCGAGCTACGGTGCCAACGCGGCTCCGGCCATGTTGGGCATCGGTGCCACTTACGCCATGACCTCGGCGCTGTCTATGGTCGGCGGTGCGGTCGGAGGCATGAAAGACGGCGGTCTCGTGCAGGGTCCGGGGACCGGCACTTCGGACTCTGTGCCGAAGATGCTGAGCAACGGCGAGTTCGTGGTTAACGCCCAGGCGGCTGCGGCCAACATGGGCACGCTTCAAGCCATCAACAACGGCAACGCTGGCGGCGGCCAGGGCGGCATGGGCACCGTAGAGGTTAACGAGGCCCCTGTGACCGTGATCGCCAGCTACGACCCCGACGCAATGGTCGGGGCCATGGGCAGCGTCCAGGGCGAGCGCATGATCATGACCGTGCTCGGCAACAACGCCGACAAAATCCGCAACCTGCTGTCTCGTTAATCCTTGACAGTAACCACCTTTTAAGTTAAGAGACCACGATGGCCGTCTATACTGGAACCGCGAACGACTGGAAAGACCTTGTCGCCGAACTCCGCGACGCTGCGGTTCTCGAAGGTTGGACAGAACTCGACTATGATACGGACGGGGACGATGAAGTCTCCGACATCCTCTATCTTGAGGGTCCCGGCATCACCATGGACGAAAAGGTCTATGTCCAAATCCGCACACACGCCGTCGTGGACGATCTCTTTTACGGCTGGGAGGGCCGCTGCGCCGTTGCGTTCTCGCCGGGTCTCGACTTCGAAAACCAGCCGGGCGTCAGCCCCGCGACGTATATGAATCTCGACGACGCGACGATCAACTACACGTTCTACATCAACGACGGACGGATCATCATCATCGCTCGGATTTCGACGTTCGTGATGTCGATGTATCTCGGCTTCTTCCTGCCTTTCGCGAACCCCACGGAATATCCGTATCCGCTTTACGCCTTCGGCAGCAACGCCAGCATCAAACGCTACACGAACGTCGTCAATCAAGATCGCGGTCTCGCAGGCCCTGGTGAGAACTGCGCCTATGTCCGCGCCGCTGGCGGCGCTTGGACCCCAGTTTGGAACTACAACGACAACGCAAGCTTCGAAGTCCCGCACGACGCGAACGGCTACAGCCTGTGGCCGCTCTACACCGGGCAAGCGTCTTCGGCTTCCGACATCAGCCACAACATTGACCTCCGTCCTCCGCAAGGCGAGACCGATGCTCACGCTTTCTGGCCCGTGCATATCTTCGGGTCCGATGTCGGTCTGGGAATCATCGGCGTCCTCGACGGTGTGTTCTATGGTCCCAACGCAATCCTGAATACCAGCGACACCGTTGACGTTGGCGCTGACACCTACACGATTTACCAGAGCATCAACCGCGCTGGCACCACCAATTTCTTCTACATCAAGGAAGAGTAATGGCCTACGTCCTCCACGCCGACGTAACTGACGTTGACGATCTCGCCGGTCGTTTGGAAGCATTCGCCGTTGCCAACGGTTGGACGCTCGACGACGACTCATGGCCGAACAACATGAGCCTGCACAACGGTGCGTGCTACATTCACTTCCGCCGGGAAGTCTTCAACCAGAACGACGCCAACGGCATCAACCGCCAAGACAACCGGATGGTCTTCCATCTTTCCACCGGATACGATGGCGCACAACCAACGGCGTCTCTTCGGTTCAGCGGACAACCCGGTTCTCTCGTCACGGCCACCGATGATGCCGACTTGCTGCGGACCAACGACCTCACCGGCCCGTTCGAAGCCGTCCACCTGTTCGCTCCAGACACGGGTCCCGCCTACATCTACATGGTCATCGAAACCAGCAAGAGCGCTGGCGACGGCTTCTTCTCGCACGTCTACTTCGGCGAAGTCGATAAGATGGGCATGTCCTATACGCCGGGCGGCGCGTGGGCAGGAGCGACGTTCTATCAATGGTATCCGGCCCCCATCGGCGGCCCGGGCATCAACGACTGGAGCGAAAGCGGCAACATCGGCACCCACCACATTATGTTTGGCCGCGACCTGAGTGCCGGGGACAATCAAGTCCATGTTCGGATGGATGGCGCGATGGACGGCATTCCTATCACTCGCTCCCGCGTGTGTCCGCTGTTCACCCGCCACCGTGATCCCGATGATCCTTGGACCGACTCTTCTTCTGGCGGCATCATGGACGGCGTGTTCAACGTCGGAGCCAACCCAGTCAACGGCGTGACTCCGCTCATGCCGATTCCCCTGATCATCGCTCGCGAGAGCGACACCACGATCTTCTCTGTGATCGGCAGCGCTGTCGATATTCGCCTGTGCTCGATGGCGGGCCGCACCGCCGGGGAGGAAGTCACCTTCGGCCCCGACACCTGGAAGCTCTTCCCAATGCGCCGCAATCAGCCTTCCGGGCTAATCACGATGCCGACTTCGCCCGCAATCGACAACACGTCCGGTCGCTACGGGTTCGCCATCAAACTCCTTGATACCTAATCATGCCGCTAGGCGTCGTCTTTCCCGTCGCCGAATACGCGGACGTAAACTACACGGCCACGTATATCGGAGCAGGTGACTGGAACGACGAGTTCCGGGCAGAAGACGGGCTTGTGACTACGGACACCGACGAACAGAACCTGGACTTCGGTGAAGCCAAAGGTATCGGTGTCCTTCACGAGGCGATGCTCGGCGACTACTACTATCGCATCTATTTCATCCCCGGCTCTCGCCTGACTGTTCGTAACCCGAACGTCGATGTCCCAGTCCCATACTTCATCTGGAACGCCTATTTCGAACCCAACGAAATCACGGCACGCAACGATGTCAATGCCGATGGTCTGATCAACACCGCTATCGTCACTGAAGAATTCCGCCGGTTGGAACTCCGCGAATTCTCCATCACGTTCACCGACGACGCGCCGCTGACGGTGGACGCCGACTACGAATACGAATTCACGCTCGGCATCGGCACGCTGAACGTCATCGCTCTGCGTATCGGTATCTTCGCCGACCGCCCGGAAGCGCCAGCGGAGCGCCGCTTGGTCTACATGACGGACGTGCTGAAGTCCTGGGATGGCACGGAGCAACGCATCAGCATCCGCGACGAACCGCGTCAGGAACTGAGCTACGAATACTTCCTGAGCACGGAGACCGACATCCGCAGGTTCCGTGAACTTCTGTTCCGTGGTTTGGGCTCGGAATATGCCATGCCTCTTTGGGGCGATGGCACGGTGCTGGCCTCAGAACTTCTACCCGGGGCCACCACGCTCGATGTCGATCTCTCGCTGGCCGACATCTTCGAAGAGGAATACATTCTCGTCGAGGCTCCAACCGGCGAGACCGCGCTGTTCCGCGTCGTCGAAATTGACGGCAACGAAGTGGACATCGACACCGTCAACGCAACGACTTTCCCCGCAGGTTCTGCGGTGTTCCCGATGACGCGGGTCCAGATTGAAGAAGGCGCACGGCTGACGCAATATCCCGTGAACGCTGGTAAGGTCCGCCTGACTGGGGTCGCTGTCGAAACCCGCGCCCTCGGCGGCAACGGCGGCAACCTGATCACTTACAACGGCATCCCAGTGCTGGAGCAAGTGCCGCTGAACAACGACCAAGTCGAAGAAGCGTTCTCTCGTATGCTGGAGACGTTCGACTACGGCGGCAAGATCGAAGTCTATTCGGCGCAACTCGTGTCGCGGATCGCCGGTTCTCGCACCTTCTGGATCGAGACCCGCCAAGATCGTCAGGATATGAAAATTTTCCTAGACGCGATCTCCGGCCAGCGCGTTCCCTTCTACTGCCCGACGTTCCGCGATGACCTGATCCTTCACGCGGACTCCGGCAATCCGCGTTTCCTTCTCGTGAAGTCTGGCACCGAAATCGGCGACAACTTCCTGAACACCTACTTCGACGCCGAAGGCTTCCGCGTCATTCGCGTGAAGACCACGGCAGGAATTTTCTACCAGACGATCCTCGCCGTCGAACAGTTCGACGAAGACGTGATCCGCCTGGAACTCACGGAAGACTTCGACGGCGTGCAGACGAACATTTCGCAAATCAGCATCATGCGTCTGTCTCGTCTGGCCGCCGACACCGTGGAAGTCTCCGACTTCCTTCTCGACTCTGAATTCACTCTTGCGATCACGACGACCGAACAATGAGCTATGTAGACACAGAAGTCTCGGTGCATGATGGTCGGCCCATCGAACTCTACAAGTTCGACGGCCCGATCAAGCGCTACACCTACACTTCATACCACCGCGACATCGAATACAACGGCGATGTCTATGAAGCGATCCCGATCTCGCGTTCGAACTTCACTGGAGGTTCGACGCAGGACCCTCCGAATCTCGACATCGAAATGCCGATTGCCAAAGAAGTCGTGCAGGACCACGGCTTCCAGATTGCTCCGCGTTCGCTGGCGCTGACGATCTATCGCCGCCACGGCGAGGCCGGTGAGACCGTGATCTATTGGCAGGGCACCGTTGGCGCTATCTCGGCCAAGAACCGGACGGCAAAGCTCCGGGTCCCCAGCCTGTTCGCAACGCGGATCGCTCAGTCGGTCCCGAACATCTTCTACCAGTCGCAGTGTAACCACCCGCTCTATGGGGTCCGCTGCGGCGTCCTCCGGGCCTCCTTCGTGGTCTCGACGACGGTCGTCGGCTACTCGGGCTCCCCGTTCGTATCCGTCGCTGCCATCGGCGGCCACCCTGACGGATACTTCAACGCCGGGGAAATCCTGCGGCTTTCGGACGGCGAGCGCCGCCTGATCACCAGCCAGCAAGGCGTCAGCCTGAGCCTGAACTATCCCTTCCGCGAACTCCTGGTTGGGGACGCGGTCGAAATTTACGCCGGATGCGATCATACCATTGACACGTGCAAGGCGAAGTTTAACAATGTTGTGAACTTCGGCGGGCATCCATACATCCCAACGATCAACCCATTCAAAACGAAACTGAGCTAATCCATGTGGATGCTTCTCTTCGTCGTCGTGCTGTTCATCGCGAGCATCCTGCTCGCGCCGAAACCTAAGCTCGAAAACGCGAAGGCCGCGAGCCTTTCTGACTTCTCGTTCCCGATGACGGACGAGGGGACGCCCATCTTTTTGTATTGGGGCCGGGTCAGGATCAAGGCTCCGAACGTCCTGTGGTATGGCGACTTCTTCGCCGACCCCATCAAGGAAAAAGTCAAGACCGGGATGTTCTCTTCGAAGAAGATCACGGTTGGCTACCGCTATCACCTTGGCATCCAAATGGCACTAGGCCTGATCACCGGGGCCGGGCCTACGCTCAAGCGCCTGTGGTGGGGTGACAAGGAAATGTGGGTGGGCTCGATCACGTCGGGCAACATCACGATCAACGATTTGTCGTTCATGGGCGGCCACAAAGAAGGTGGTGGCCTTCAAGGCGTGATCGAATTCTATCGCGGGACGTTCTCGCAGCTTCCCTCGGCTTACCTGGAGCAGGATCGCAACCTCGGGGCCGGTGACGTGCCCGGCTATCGCGGCCTGACGCACTTGGTCTTCCGTGGCAACTCGATTGCCGCCACCACGAACCCCATCACTGGGGCCGTGACCAATCCCAAAGCGTTCATGATCGGCGAACGCCCGAACCTCGACCCCCTGAGCGTCGAGATTGAACAGATTCCAAACGGGCTGGGCTTCAACGCCGTTGGCGACGAAGGCGACGCCAACCCCATGGAAATCGTCTATGACCTTGTGACCAGCGACTGGGGCCGCATGGCCCTGAATTCGTCTATCCTCGACCTGACGAGCTTCACCAACGCCGCACAGGTGCTGGAGGATGAAGGTCACGGCATGTCTTACATGGTGCGCTCCAGCCAGGACGCCCGCGACGTGATCGAAGACATCCTGAAGCAAATCGACGGCATGATCTACGAAGAGCCGACGAACCGGAAGCTCACGATCAAACTGATCCGCAACGATTACGACATCGACGCTCTGCCGATCTTCGACGAGTCGTCGATCCTGGAAATGACGGAATACGCGACGACGCAGTGGGAAGACACCTACAACCAAGTCCGCGTGATGTTCCCCGACCGCGCCAGCGACTACGAAGAAAAGACGGCGTTCGCACAGGATTTGTCGAACGTGTCGATGCAGCAGCGCGTCCGCAGTTCGGAAGTGACGTTCGCTGGCTGCTACACGGCGGAGCTTGCCCAGTTCCTGGCGAGTCGCGAACTCAACTACCTCTCGATCCCCATCACGAAACTCCGCATCGTCACCGACCGCAAGGGCGCTCAACTGCGTCCCGGCCAAGTGATCAAAATCTCGTGGCGCGAATACGGGATCGAGCAGCTTGTCTGCCGCGTCCAGCAATTTGACTACGGCGAACTCGACAACAATCGCGTGGCTATCGACCTCGTGCAGGATCGCTTTGCGATCTCCAACACGATCTTCGCCCCGCCGCCGCCAACCCTGTGGACGCGCCCGCAAACCGATGCGGAGCCTATCGAATTTGCTCGCATCATCGAACTCCCGCGCTTCATCGTGGACAAGATTGTCGCCACCGAAACCGCTCTCGGCGGCGACGGCGACTCCGCGTTCCTCGGCTATTTCGGCGTCCAGCCTGCGGAGACCACGACCTTCTTCTCCGCAGAAGTCAGCACCGACGCTGGCGAGAACTACGCCACCGACGTAGTCTCTGGTCAGTTCAACAACACCGCGACTCTCGTGAACGATTACACGATTGAGGGCACGGACGAATACGACACCAGTGGGACCGGGATGTTGATCACCAACATCAAGGATGCCTCCCTGCTGGAGAACGTCTCGGCGGGCGAAGCCGCGACGGGCCGCAACATGATCTTGATCGGGGAAGAGCTTCTGATCTTCCGCGACGCCACGTTCGTGAGCACTGGCGTATACCGCCTGACGAATATCTGGCGTGGCGTTCTCGACACCAGCCCTCGCGATCACGAAGCTGGCGACCGCGTTTGGTTCTTCAACCAAGAAATCGACAATTTCGGCGAGAACTTCTTCGAAGGCACGGAAAGCCTCGAAGCCCGCATGTTCGCCCGCAATGGATTCAACTCGCAGGCTCCAGAGAACGG